AATGGATATGAGTAACCTTACCCCAATACTGCTTGTCGCCTCTCTAGCGGCCTCTGTGTGGCTCGTATGGCGTGTTAATAAGCTGTATGATCGTATCGACAGTTTGGAGTGGCTGGCATTGATACTGGCCAAGAAAGATATGGACAGGGAGAACAAGGGTGACCAGTGATGAAATAATGAAGATGTGCGACAAGTTGTCGTATAAATACAAAAGTCAGATGCGAGAGGATTTGGTTCAAGAAGGGTTACTAGCAGTATATGAGGCTTTAGCAGAAGACCCTGAAAGTCACCCAGCTAAACTCTATAAGATCGCTGACAGGGCCATGTGGGACCATCTTAACTTTGCTTCACTACCAGTCTCTATGCCTGTCACAAGGGCATCTAGGGCTGCTATGAGGGGTGGTGAGCTTGATAGCACACAGACCTACTCTGAGGAAGGTGAGGAAGCCCTACGGGAAGCTGTAGCCTCTGTATCGGTAGAATATGACGACGCAGAAATATCTGTGCCTGACCATGCTGAGGTATACGAGGAGATGGAATACCAAGCGTATGTGGCATCTAAAGTGGTCACTGTCTTGTCTGGTGTCGATATGGATATTATCAAGTTGCGGTATTATCACGACATGACACAAGATGAGGTAGGGCAGGCTTTAGGTATTAGTAAACAAGCAGTTAGCAAGCGTGAGACTGCTGCACTTGAGAAGCTGAAACGTAAGTTGTAATATTTCGTGAATTGACAAACCTCGAAATAAGGCCCTATTAGCAAGTGTAGGCGTTAGAAATGCTAACGTAAGTTATGACTATAGTATCTACTACTAGTAGGTATTATAACTAAAGGAGATCGTTATGGACGAAGGAGATGTACTAGATTGGATTGGTGTAGACCTTAGTGGAAATCAACCAACTATTAAATCAAACGCAGGTCACAACCACAAACACGAGCTTGATAAATATGCTGAAGAGGCCCGCCTTGGTTTGAACATGGTTGAAGAAGGTGAAGACCATACAATAGCTGGCTGGATTACCTACGGTAATGCACTTAACAAAGGCCGTGCTGAATTTCCAAGTGACGAACAATTTGGTCAGTGGGTTCGTGAGCAGCAACTTGCTGGTCACAGTGTTTGGGAAGACAGAGCAGCAGCTATGTGGGCAGCAGCTAACCCAGAACAGTTTGAACAAATGCGGGAAAAATACCCAAATGTTCGCACACTAAGAGGTTCGCATGCTAAGTGGAAAAAGGAACAAAAAGACAGAGAAGGGGAAAAAGACAAGCCTAAAGCTAAGTCTGCTAAGGCTACAAATGAAGAGCTTGGCAAGGTTTTTGAGGGGATGCAGAATGGGACTATAAGCCCAGAAGATGCAAAACAAGAAATCGAAAGTGCCAAGAACCATGTCCAAGAAGCTATTAACAAGTTTAATAGTTTAAGTGACGAAGATAAGATAGCACACTTAGGTGAACCAACTGTCATTGACCAATCTGCTTTAGACAACAAGTTGGAAGAAAACTTTAACCCCAGAAACGCAGCCATCAGTGTTTTGGTGTCGTTAAACAGGTTAAGGATTTATGGTGGCAAGGAATCTATTCGTAAATACATTTCAAATGCTTTGGATGAAAGCACAAGAATGAAGGCTTACGAAGCAGAAGCTCTTGTTTTGCTTAGTGAAGTGGTCTTTGAGTTTAAAGATGAGTTGCAGTCTTTGTATAAGACTAAACCAAACCTCAACGCAATGAACTGATAAAGGAAATCACAATGGCCAATCAAACACAACAGTACATCCAGAAAAGCCTGTTCGCAGCACAGCAAGAGCTTGCACCTCATGGTATTTCTCTTGGCTTAGGTGGTGTGCAGCAGAATACAAAACGTGTTATTCAACGTGGTGTTATCACCATCAAAGATTCTGCTGTAAACTCTCACCGCTTTGCTCAACGAAAGCGTGGTGAACACATCAGTAAACAAGACTACGCTTACCCTCTGAAAGACAAAGATGGCAAGTGCATTTATGACGAACACGGTAAGAAGGTTAAAGTTTTGCTTCCCTATGGTGTTATCAAACGTGTTGACCCTGAGCATGCTGAAACCCTTCGTCTTAAGTTAGTAAATCAGGCAGAAGGCTTGCAAGAGATCGCACGTCAAATGGAAAGCGTCTGACAAGTCTGGAGAGTCACATGCAAGAGATTGCACACCAACCGTGTCCATATCCTGCGTGTGGCTCTTCTGACGCCTTCAGCTATAATGCTGGGGGCTATGGGAAGTGCCACGCATGTAACAGGTCGTACCCCTCCCGTGAGGAAGTGTATGATTGGGCCTCAGATAAGTACCCAACAAAGAAAGGAGCAACGGTGACAGATGTATTTGAAACATACACACCCAAGCGGATAGATACCCCCGACAGTGGAAAATATGAGGGTATGCGTGGTATTACTGCACAGACAATGCAGGACTACAACGTAAAGACCTACAGTGATCGTCAAGAGTACGTATACCCCAGCGGGGGAATTAAAGTACGTGCTTTGCCTGAGAAAGCATTCTACGCCAAGAATGGCTTCAAGGGTGACGAACTGTTTGGTATGAACCTCTACACTGCTGGTAGTGCTAAGAAGCTAACGATCACTGAGGGTGAGCTAGATGCCCTGTCAGTGGCTCAGATGCTTAAGAGCAGCTACATCAACCCGGTTGTGTCGTTGCCCTCTGCTACGCCCTCTAAGAAACTGTGGGATAAGTGCTACGAGTGGGTAAACTCTTTCGATCAGATTATCTTGTCAGTAGACAATGATGATGCTGGCAATGAGATTGCTGCCCGTATTGCTAAACTGTTCCCTAATAAAGTCTACCGGGTTGACCATAGCAAATACAAGGATGCTAACGAGTTTCTCAAGGCTGGTGCTGGTGCAGAGTTTAAGGCTGCTTGGTGGAATGCTAAGAAATATACACCAGAGAATATCCTAAACACTGCTGACCAGTTTCTTAAGCTGTATCAAGACACACCAAACCACCAGTATGTAGAGACTGGCATTCGTGATCTGGACGACAAAATCTTGGGGCTTATGCAAGGTCACTTTACTGTGTTTAAGGCACCCACTGGCATTGGTAAGACAGAGCTTATGCGGTATTTGGAATACACACTACTTAAGAAAGGTATCCCGATTGCTGCATGGCACCTTGAAGAGACTAAGCTACGATCCCTTCTTGGTTTGGTGTCGTATGAACTGAACGACAACCTGACACGTAGGGATTTGATCGAAGACAAACAAAGGGAAGCTGACGTAATTGATGCTATCAAGTCATTGACCAAAGACGAACTGTTCTACCAGTTCTATCTCCAGGATGGTGAAGGTTCTGAGGAACTGTGCGATCAGATCAGATACTTTAGTCAAGCCTGTGGTGTTAAGTATGTGTTCTTCGAGCCTATTCAGGATGTGATCGTTGGGTCTTCTGACGAGAGCAAAGAGCAAATGCTGGCTGACTTGTCTGTTCGTCTGTCTAAGCTGGCTGCGGAACTGAATGTTGGTATTGTCAGTATTGGTCACACTAACGACAATGGCGACTTTAAATATTGTCGTATGATCGGACAACGTGCATCGGTTATCGTAAACCTACAACGTGATAAGGACTCGACAGATATGCACGAACGTAATACGACACACCTACACGTCGAGAAGAACCGTCCTACTGGTGAGGTAGGCCAAGCTGGTAAGATGCGGTTCAGCACTGACACATTCACTCTACGGGAGGTATTCTGATGGATATGTTCATATTTAAAAATAAAGTCTATAAACCGCCCTATGCACCTTACTACGACAGATATAAAGGTCACACATTCAAGATTGACCATTTCCTTGTCGAAGATGAAAGTCTACAACACGTTTGGCTAGAGTGCATAACAGACTGTGACCTTAAGGTGTCTGGTTATGTAGAACTGCACCAGTTGGAGTTAGTTAAGTGAAACCAGTAGTATTCGATATTGAAACTGACGGTCTGCTTGATCAGCTAACCAAAATCCATGTGCTTGCTTGGATGGGGACTGATGGTCAGGTTCACCACACTAACGACTACGAGGCTATGCGCCTGTTCTTCACACAAGCTGACACTCTTGTTGGTCACAACATTATCCGCTTCGACATCCCTGCAGTGGAAAAGGTATTGGGTATCAAGGTAAAGGCTAAACTGGTAGATACTCTGGCACTGTCTTGGTATCTTAACTTCGACCGTCCACGACATGGCCTTGAGGGCTACGGAGAGGACTATGGAGTGCCTAAGCCAGTGATTAAGGACTGGGACAGCCTGACGTATGAAGAGTACGCTCACCGCTGCTCTGAGGACGTTAAGATCAACTCTCGTTTGTGGCGTGACTTGGACCACAAGCTGAACAAACTGTATCAGGACTCGGAAGAGAAGATGCGGTCTATCCAGTATTTGTCGTTCAAGCTAGACTGCGCTCGTGAGCAAGAAGCCCTTGGGTGGAAATTGGATGTGACCCGTACGCAAGAAGCCTACGACGAAATCCTAAAGCTCAAGGACGAGAAGGAAGAGCAACTAGCAGATGCTATGCCACGTCGCATTCTCACTGCTGTACGTACAAAGCCGAAGATGATGCACAAGAAGGATGGTTCTTTGAGTGCGCATGGTGAACGCTGGACCGCACTATGTGCGGAGAATAAGATGCCAATCTCCGCAGATCAAATCACTGTGGTGACTGGTGATGAACGTGCTAACCCTAACAGCAACGACCAAGTAAAAGACTGGTTGTATAGTCTGGGGTGGCAACCAAAGACTTGGAAGTTCCTACGGGATAAGAAAACCGGAGAGGAGAGAAAGATTGAACAGGTTCGTAAAGATGGTGAACTCTGCGAAAGCGTACGTGTTCTCGCTGATGTTGACCCCGCTGTTTCCGTTCTGGATGGCCTTACTGTGCTTAATCATCGTGCTGGCATTCTTAAATCCTTCTTAGAGAGTGTATCAGAAGATGGTTATCTGAAAGCAGAGGTGGCAGGGTTTACTAATACACTCCGCTTCCGTCATGCTAAACCACTTGTCAACCTACCGGGTGTCGATAAACCCTATGGCGATATTATCCGTGGTGTTCTTACTTGCCCTGATGGTTACACACTCTGTGGTGCTGATATGACAAGCCTAGAGGACACTACCAAACGCCACTACATGAAGCCTATCGACCCTGAGTATGTAGAAGAAATGTCTCGTGAGGGTTTTGACGCACACCTCGACTTGGCTAAGTTTGCTGGGCAGGTAACACAACAAGAGATTGACGACTACAATGCTGGTAAGCGTCCAGACATCAAGGCACTGCGTAAGGCATACAAGGTTGTCAACTACAGTGCCACATACGGCGTAGGAGCACCCAAGCTGGCCCGTGAGACTGGTATGAAGGAAAAGGATGCTAAGAAGCTGCTAGACGCCTTCTGGAAGCGTAATCACGCTATTGAGAAGGTAGCTGCAGGTTTACGGGTTCGGGAGTTGTTTGGCACTATGTGGCTACAGAACCCTGTTAGTAAGTTCTGGTATCAGCTACGGTCAGACAAGGATCGCTTTAGTACTCTTAACCAAGGTACTGGTGTGTTCTGCTTTGATAGCTGGGTGGCTATATGTCGTAAAAATGGCTTAAAGACTATAGGCCAGTTCCACGACGAGATCATTGCATTGGTCGAGAAAGGACAGGAAGGGGATGTAGAATACGTAATGAAGAACGCTGTCGCAAAGCTGAACGACAAGATCAATCTTAATGTTCCCTTGGGGACTGATGTGCAGTTTGGCAACACCTACGCTGACATCCACTAAAAGTGATTCTGTCAAGACTTTTTGGTTGACAAATCGCAAAATAAGGCACTATATAGTATATACCTACTAAGGCAAAGGAGACATGAATGCCTACTTACAACATGGAAATGGTACTCGAATGGGCGAAGGTTTTCCCTGAGAATGCAGACATGGGTAACCCCGATGGCCCACGAGCAGCCCAAGCCATCCATAAGAAAGGTGGTCAGTATATCGTAAATGCTTACTTCACCTCTCAAGATCAGATCGACAAGCTACTAGAGGACGGTCTTGATCCCCACCCGATGAACTCTAACCGCCTCGTTCAGGGCAATCCTGAGTTTGGTATCGGAACCTACATGAAGCTGAAACGTGAGGTAGCCGACAACATTAAAGAGTTTGAAGGTAAGGGTGGCACTCAGGTGGTCAACTTCGGTGGTCCAGTTGGTGTTCTGAATATCACAGACGGTATTGAGAACAAGCGTGAATGGAGCCTCGAAGAGGATGGTCTGATCGGTAATGGCTCTAAGGCTATTGTGCAGTTCCAGACTTACGCACAGGGCGCTGGGGTTCGACTGATGAATATCGCAGTCACCGAGCAGGTCAAGTACGAAGGTGCCTCTGAGGGGGGTTCTGGTAGCCAGTACGCAGGTTTGTTTAATGGTGCAGGAGCTGCAGCATAATGCGTATTGACTTGAACGCCTACATGGACAAAGAAGATGATGGTTTGAGCGGTAGCATTTCTGTTAGTCGTGATGATGTTGGCGATCTGACTGCTATTGCTCAGGCTGTAAAGGACTGGCTATTGGGTATGGGGTTCGACTACGTAGATGACGTAGGGTTCTCCAAAGACGATGGTACAATGGTGTGGGGTGAGAACTTGTGACAAAAGTGCTGATCGACGGTGACATTGTTGCCTACCGAGCAGCCTTTCATGCACAAGACTCTGACTTGGAAGTGGCGACAAAGAAGGCTGATGAATTGCTTGAGATGATCTTGCAACGGACCTTGTTTGTCGCTGCACCTCACGAGTATCAAGTATACCTGACCGGACGTGGTAACTTCCGTTTCGATATTGCTAAGAGTTACGAGTACAAAGGTAACCGTAAAGATGGTGTTAAGCCTATCTGGTTACATGCTGTACGAGAACACATGGTAGAGAAATGGAATGCTATTGTCAGTGACGGTGAAGAGGCGGATGATCTTATTGCTATTGAGGCTACACGCTATGGCCCCGACACCATAGTGGCTTCAATAGACAAGGATATGATGCAGATACCGTGCAGGCACTACAACTTCGGTAGGGACGAGTGGTATACGGTAGATGATTGGGATGGATTGCAGTTCTTCTATAAGCAAATCCTGACTGGTGACTCTGCTGATAATATCATTGGCCTCTACCGAGTTGGTCCAGCAAAGGCTAGTAAAATGCTTGAAGGTTGTGAAACCGAAGACGACCTATGGGATGCCGTTCTTAAAGCGTATGACGGTGACATTGAACGTGTCGTTGAGAACGCAAGGCTACTGTGGTTAAGACGAAGGGAAGAAGAACTATGGCAACCGCCAGATCATCGAAAGCCAAAGGACGACTAGGGCAACAGGAAATCCGGGATGCTATCCTAAAGACTTTCCCAGAGCTTGAGCCTGATGATGTTCGTTCCACTGCTATGGGACAATCTGGCGAAGACATACAACTTTCCCCAAAGGCAAGGGGTTTACTCCCCTTGTCTATTGAGGTAAAACGTAGGAAGTCGTTAGCAACAGTCTACGACTGGTACGACCAAGCAAAGCAAGACGGTCAATATGAACCTGTTGTTTTCTTTCGTGCCGACAGGAAAGAGTGGATAGTTATGGTTGGACTTGACCACTATCTGGAACTGACAAGGACTAAAGCGAATGAGACTTCTTGATCGTGCGCCTAAGAGTGCTATATTACGAGAACCATACACACCAGAGGAAATTGACGAACATGAGCATTCGGGGCGTATTTGGGCGACTATTATGGAATGTCGGAGAGAAGCTCAAGAGTTGGTCAGAGCAGCCTACGACAGGGGCTACTGGGACGGTAAAACCGACCGCAGCCAAGACCCTAGTATGGGGAGTTGAGGATGGCCCATTTGGTCGTGATGACCTTACAGAAGACGAACTGGAAGAGATGGGCATCCCAGAAGACTTTAACTGGATGATCGTAGCTAAGGTCAGTGAAGGCGACAAAGTTGGTTATGTAAACCTCTGGTACGACACCCTAGACGAGGCTTATGCTGTCGTTAAACACTTTAAGACTAGCATTGAACCATTGGA